AAACTGAGGCAGGAGATTATGTCGGTGGCGCAACAATTGGCGCACTTTATAACGAAATCACAGGAAAGATGGTTCCACTAACCGTTCATCCTTGGCTTCCACAAGGCGTATCGCCAGTTCTTTCCTACACACTTCCAATTCCAGATACTGAGGTTTCAGATGTTTGGGCTAACTTTATGGTTCAGGATTATATGGGCATTCAATGGCCAGTAACCCAGTTCGCTTATGAGTTCAGCACTTACTTCCGTGGAACATTCTTCTGCACCGCACCTGCTTGGAACGGCGCAGTTTCAGGAATTGTAAACGCGTAGTAATAGTTAAAGGTAGCGGTGCGTCAAATAGTGGGCGCACCGTTATCTAACTAAAAAGGGGGGTTTTACAAATGCCTAAAATGATTCCACCGCAAGGTTTAAAAGAAGTAGCAATTAAAACTGAGCGCGGAACAAAACTTTATAAAACTGGCAAAGATGGATTACTAAACGTAGAAAATCCAAAACACGCCAGACAAATGAAGAGCGAAGGATTAGGCGAAGCAAGTTTAGGGAGTTATACCGGCGCGGTAGGTTTCTATTGTGCTAATTGCGGTTTTAATTCTTTATTTCTTAAATGTGGTAAATGTGGAAAAGAAAATCCACGTAAAACGGAAAGTGGTGAATAATGGCTGTTGGTATTACGCCTGATACATTTCACGAAACGCCTTATATAACTCTTTCCGAATACAAAAAGGCACCCACGTCAATTGATATTGACAATTTAGTTATTGGTGGTAACGCAAACGCGCAAGACGCGGAACTAAATAACGTAATTTTACGTGCTTCTTCCTATATGGATGAATACTTTAACGCTAATTTAAATGCCACTAAATATACGGAAACTCAACGTATGAGATTTACTCCGTCAGGTTATCTTGCGTTACATCCAAATAACTCACCCATTATTGCTCTTGAATCTTTTTATTATGGAACAAGCCCTAGTAATTTAATTACGCTAACTGACCCGTCCGTATCGTGGTTTGAAGAACAACAAATTATTATTCCAGTTAGTCAAATGGCAACTACCTATTCTTCACAAGGCCCATTATCTTTTGGTGGTTATGGTTTACCTAGTCAAGAAGTATTTACAAAATATACTTACGTAGCCGGTTACGTTAATAATCCTATTGCTAGTGGAACTGCTGGACAAAGTTCCATAACAGTAGAACGAGCCGATGGAATTATTGCCGGTCAAAGATTAAGAATTTCCGATGGTACTAATAACGAATCAGTAACAGTTGCTAGTTCTTATACTTACGGCTCAACAACAGTTCCATTAACTACGGCTTTGCTTTATTCGCATACTGTTGGTTCTTCTATCGGTAATATTCCTAACGCTATTAAGGAAGCCTGTATTTTGATTACCACCGCGTTCTTGAAGATACGTGGTGACAACTCAATGACTATGAGCGTTACGCAATATCCATCACAGAACGTAGAGGCCAATAATCGTTACGCCGGTGAAATTCGTTTAGCGTTAGATATTGTGGACAAATATCGGAGAATCCGATAATGGCAGGACGCGTAGGCGTAAGAGATACGTTATTCAAATTTATTTCAAATCCGCCGATTGAACAAGTTAATCAAGTATTCACTTCATTTCCTAAGCGTATTAATTATCAAGTAAATAGTCAGCCGGGACAATTAAGCCGTTGTGCCGTAGTTATCTTTATTGAATCGGAATCAGAAACACGTTTGGCTATTGGTGGCGCAACTAATGGCTGGAAGCGTGTAGATTATTCCGTTATATTACAAATATTTCATCATTCACTCCAAAGAAATGCGGAGGACGCTATGGCGGATTTTGATGAAGTTGTTGATAATATTAAGACTAGACTTCGCTCTGACCACAACTTTGGTGATACAACCGGCACTTTAGTTTGGCAAGGCGCAGAACCAATTATTAACGGCAATTACGGAGAGCCAGCAACTTCGCAAGAAGGAGCAACAGAAACATTTGCTCAACTGCAATTTGACGTTACTGAAATGGTACAAGCATAAGGAGAACAATGAAATATATATATAACGGAACAGATGAGCGCGTGTTCCCTTCGCTTGGAGTTGCGGTTAAACCGGGTGAAGAATTTGAAGCGCCTGAAAACTTTAGCGCACCAGATGTGGTTGCCGTTGGTGCCGCTAAACCATCCATTAAGCCAACCGCACCAACACCATCGGTAGAAAAGCAGGAGAGTGACAAATGACAATTTTTAATTCAGTACGTTCTTATGTGGGTATTGCCAAAGAAACCACAAAAGGAACGGCAGTTGCGCCAACGGATTTTATTCCGGTATCCAAAGATAGTTTAAAGCCAGTAGATTTAATTGACCCGTTATACGATACCGGACTTCGTGGTTCAAATGTATTGAACTATAACTATATTCCAGGACGTAAGCGTTCAACGTTTGATTTTGGCGGAGCAGTATTTGCCGACACAATTGGTTACGGGCTTGCCGGTATTATGGGTGCTTGCGCTACAACTGGTGCTTCTGCTCCATATACGCATACTATTTCATTACTTAATAGCCTTGCTAGCGGAGTAGATACGCAACCAATTTCATACACAATGACCGATTTTTATGCGGTCAATGTTCGCCGTTATCCCGGTTGCCAATTTTCTGACTTTTCGTTGAAATTTAACGCTGACGGAATGTTGGAGTTTGATACTAAATCAACAGGTTGGTCAAGTAGCACTACTACTGACCCTACGCCAACATTTAGTACCGTTCTTCCAACGCCAGTATGGCGCGGTACTGTTTCTATTGGTGGTTCTGCGGTATCTAATGCTATGGAAGGCAATATTGATATGACCCGTCCAGTAACACCTATTTATGGTATTGCTAATACGCAAGACCCATATCAGGTATTTCTTGGCGCATTGGAAGTCACCGGTACCATTAAATTTGTAATGGAATCGGATGTTCAATTAACAAACTTCCTTAGCAACACTCAACCAGCAATTGTTCTTAACTGGGCTTATGGCGCAGGTGCTACTGCCGTACAAATTCAAGCAACAATTACCAAAGGCGCATATACCGCCGCAGTAATTGACCGCGGAGATGACTTTGTATCGGTAACAATTGAACTTAACGGACAAGGAAATACCACAGACGCAGGTGCTTCTGGCGGTTTCTCACCTATCAAGTGGGTTCTACAAAACGCAAAGGCTTCCGGTACGTACGCGTAACCGGAACAAATGTGTTAGGGGGGTAGGTTGTAGTGGGTCGCCTTCCCCCACTCCCACCCCCTAACACCCTACAAAAAAGGCAGGAAGGCACTAACGGAAGGAAAGTTATGTCAAAGGAAGTTGTATTACCAGTAAGTAAAGCCAAAGTTGTTTTGCGCGACCCAAAACAATTAAAGGTAAAAGACCGCAAAAAAGTATTTGCTAATGCCGCCAAAGAAGAACAAGGCATTATGCAAGCGTTATCACTTTCGGATGGTCTTATTGCCATTATGGTTGAAAGTTGGGAATTAGATTTGCCAATTCCGTCCATCAAAATATCTTCATTAGATGAAATGGAAATGGCTGATTACGATTTTCTAACAGACCAAATTAAAGATGTTCAAAAGGTACTTTTTCCATCCTTAACTGAAACACCAGAAACAGAAAAGGATACTGAAAGCCCTTTCGGAAACTCCAACGCCTAAAATGGATACTTGAAGGCGGCGAACGCCACGAAGCCTTTACATATCCGGACGAGGAATGGAACTATTACATATTAGCCAAAGAGTTTGGATGGACACCTACGGAAGTAGATGAACAACCGGCGGCGTTACTTGATTGGTTAATACATATATCGGCGGTAGTGAAAAAGGTGGAAAATGATAGTAACGAATCTTAAATTAGTAAGAGGTAAAGTTACTGACTACACCAAAGATATTAACGAGGGCGCTCGCAAAGCCCGTGATGAAATGATGGTTACTTTAATTCAACTATCAAAAGAAGAAATTAAAGGTAAAAGACCAGAAGGCGAAAAGGCTACGGCTGGCGACCCACCAAAGAATAGAACTGGTAACTTACGCCGTTCTATTCGCGGTGAAAAGTTCCAAAAAGGATTTGCTAAGTATGAGGCGATTGTCGGACCGACAATTATCTATGGTAGGGCGGTAGAATTAGGCGGTTCATATTCGCCGCCTTCTTGGAAAGGAACTTCTGCCGTGAAAGGTTTTCCCTATATGGCTCCTGCTTTCAAGAAGTTTCAAGTTGTTGCTCCGGGTATTGTTCGCAAACATTTGGCTATTGGTGGTAAATAATGGCAGGTTTTCTACCACCGGCAATTATTGAAATTAAAGCCGTAGCCGATGAGGCTATTGCCAAATTTAAAGCCGTTAATAACGAATTAGAAAAAATGGAAGATAAGGCTCAAAAAGCCGGTGGTTCCGTTGATGGAATGCAAAAGGCTAGCCGTGTAGCAACGGCGGCTTTAATTGGTATGGGAACGGCGTTTGCTGGTTTGGCAGTAATTGGTTTAAAAGAAGCCGAGCAAACTGAACAAGCCTTTAATAAATTGAGCGTAACGTTATCTAATCTTGGTATTAATACCGAAAAGAATAGAAAACAAATTGAACAATTATCGTCCAGTTATATCAAATTAGGTTTTGCTGACGACCAAGCGGCTATTGGTTTTAATAAATTATTAATTGCCGTAGGTGATGTAGATAAAGCGCAAGGGATGTTGGCGTTATCTGCTGATTTGGCACGTGTTAAAAATATTGGGCTAACAGACGCGGCAGGAATTCTTGCCAAAGCAAGTCAAGGTTCTGCTCGTGCTTTTAAAGAAATGGGTATTAGTTTAGATACAACTTTGCCTAAGAGCCAAGCAATTGCCAAAGCATTTGACCAGTTGGAAGCCAAAATTGGTGGACAAGCCGTTGCTTATACCAAAACGTTCAAAGGTCAATTAGCGGTATTAAAAGAAACATTTTTAGATAACGCGGAAACTATTGGCGTTGCGCTACTACCATATTTGACACGTTTAGTTCAAATGTTTGGTAATTTAATTGAGTTTATTAAACGTAATGCGGCGGCATTTAAACTTATTGGTGGCGTAATTGTTGCCGTTACTGTCGCGCTTGCTTCATATAACGCAACAGTTAAAACTGTTACATTTGTTACTAACGTATGGTCAAAAGCAACCGCCTTTGCTAAATCTGTATTAGCGTTATTTACCAAACAACAACAAGCGGCCAATGCCGCTATGAAGGCTAATCCGATTGGGTTAATTGTTTCGGCAGTTACGTTACTTGCTGGTGCTTTTGTAATGTTATGGAATCGTTCAGAACCATTCCGTAAATTAGTTATTCAAATTGGCAAAGTAGGTTTAAACGCCTTTGCCGCAATTATTCCTATGGTGGGAAGATTATTTGAAGCAATAGCCAAAATTGTTACCGGCCCAATGCGCGCCTTGTTGGGAGTTTTATCTAAACTTCCCGGCGTTGGAAAATTTGCTAAAGCCGGACTAGATATTATTAATAAAGGTTTAGATGGCATTTCCGGTATGGCTGATGGCGCGTCCAAAAAGGCTAAAGAACTTTCCGCCAATTTAGATAAGTTAAATAAACCTATTAAATTTGGTGGTAAAGATTTAGAAATACCAGAATTAAAAAATCAAAAGTTTGACGCCGGTATAGGGCTTACTGCCGAACAAAAAAAAGCGGCAGATAAACTTAAAAAGAATAACGAAGGCTATTTAAAAACTGTTAAAGCGTTAGACGAAAAAGTTGTGGACGCTAAAAAGAAATTTAACGTTTCAATGGCAAAGGCTCAAAAAGAATATCAAGAGGCTGATACAAAAGCCGTATTAGAGCATAACGAGAAGTTACTCAAACTTGAAAATAAAAAGGCCGAAGATACGTTAAAAATTGAAAACGAAGAAAAACGCAAAATTGCTGACGCTCAAAAAACGTTTAACGATTTTATGGCAAAACTTAACGCCAAAAAATTGGACGATACTGCCAAACTTGAAAAAGATAATAAAGAAAAAGTTGCGGCAATTTATCGTGAGAACGCCATTAAGTTACAAGAGATTGTTCAACAATCTATTGACCGACTACGTGACGCATATAAAAAAGGTACAGAATTTAGCGTTACTGATTTATTCAAAGGTTTGAAAGAGGCTGGTACTGCTAGTGCCGCCGGTTTATTAGAAGCATTAAAAACTAAATTTGCTGACGCCAAAAAATTAGCCGCGCAAGCCTCGCAACTTGCCGCCGCAGGATTTAGTCAAACGTTTATTGAGCAGGTAGTTGCCGCTGGTCCCGAAGTTGGCGGCGAATTAGCCGATAGTATTTTGAAGGCTACGCCAGAAACCATTAAAGAGTTACAAGCCACGTTTGTTGCTATGGAAAAACAAACCGATAGTGGTTTGGATACTTTGGCTGGCACAATGAATCAAGGTGCCAAATTAGCAACGGCAGAACTTAATAAAGCGTACGCGCAAGCGCAAGGTGAACTATCGGTATTTTTGGCAGAACAAGCCAAAGATTATACCGAGGCACAAGCCGAGATTAATAAAGAATTTAATGCCCAAATGGCAGAGGCAGAACGTACGCGAGATGAAGCATTTGCTTCCGCTAAAGCCGATACCATTATTGCGTTAGATGAATTAAATAAGGCGTTTAACGAAAGTAGCGCCGAACTTCATAAAGAGTTAATTGATACGTTAAACGAAAACGCCAAAACTTTGGCCGAAAAACAAGAAGAGGCACGTACAACTCTTAAAGAAGCATTAGACGATATTGCCAAAGAATATGAAGAAAAATTAGGCAAAGTGAAAGACGCTATTGCTAGTACCGTTACGGCAATTAAATCGTTAAAAACTGCGATGGCTGAGGCACAAACTCTTACTACTGTTGCTACTACCTCTACCACGCAAAAAACTGGCGTAAGTGCCGATACGTATTCAAAGATTATCGGTGGAACGGGCGGTACAAGTTCTAGCACGGGTTCTGGCGTGTTGGCAGGTAGCACTAAGGTAGAAATCAATACGACCAATTTAACTAGCCCCAAATCGGTTGCTGACGCGGTTCTTTATGGTCTTAAATATGGACAAACTGTTAAGGTTACTCCCGGATTAGGCGGAGCCTATGGAGAGAGAATGAGTATGGTGGCTAAATGACATTAACTGCCGTTTATTCATTTTCTTTTAACGGATTAACTTTTGGCGGAGCGCAAAGCCCGTATCAAATTCTTAGCGTAGATGGTTTGGAAAGTTTGCCAGAGTTACGCGTTCAAGATGATAACCGAGGATTTAATGATGGTATGTTTTCCGGCAGAGATTTTCTTGCTGGTCGTACTATTAGTATGATTATCCAAACGTACGGCTCAACCGGTGCTTCCGCGCAAGATAATTTCAACACGTTACAATCCACATTATTACCGCAAACTAGCGGTACTACGCCGTTATATTTTAAATTTCCGAGCGTTACTGGCGACCAATTTATTAACGCACGTATTCGCGGTAATAGAACAACCATTACGCCGGAATATACGTACGGCCAAATTACTTCTCAATTTGAGTTTTTCTGCCCTGACCCACGTTATTACAGCAGTAATCAACAGACCGCCACAATGGCATATAGCACTCCTACGGGTCGTATTTATAACCGCACGTATAACCTTGTTTATGGTGGTGGTTCGGCAACCATTACAACATCAATTGCGAATAACGGATGGGCGGATACGTACCCGACAATTACCATAAACGGGCCAATTACTAACCCAACTGTGGGAAATCAAACGCAAAATAAAGCATTAAATTTTGTGGGAACATTTAGTAATAGTGATGACTTAGTAGTGGATTTATACAATAAACTAATTACCTTAAACGGACAACCAGCCCGTAATCTTTTAATTTCTGGCGATTGGTTTTCTGCGCAACCGGGCAATAATGATTTTTATTTTGTCGGCACAGGAACCTTAGCCGGACAAACGGAGGCTACGGTAGTATGGAACTCGGCTTACATTTAGGAGAATAAATGTCATTACGCACACCGCCTTCGTGGTTACAAAATGGAAGCCACCCTGCCGAAAATGACCGGTTATCGGTACAGGCACTTTACGCCACCACCGGCATTATTGGTTCTTCTTCTTTGGCGGTAACGGCTAATTCTCCTGCCGGTATGTCCGTACGTGTTGCTACTGGTTGGTGCGCCATTGTTGGTACTACGCAATCAAATATGGGTGTTTATACTGTTTATAATGACGCGCAAGATATTTTAACTGTTACTACTTCTAACCCAACTAATCCACGAATTGACCGCGTAGTAGTAACTGTCCGTGACGCATATTATTCTGGCGCTTTTAATGACGTTATTTTTCAAGTAATAGCAGGAACACCAGCCGGTTCGCCAGTAGCACCAGCAATTCCTGATAACTCAATTTCTTTAGCAACAATTGCGGTTGGTGCCGGAGTAACTCAAATTAATGCCGGCAATATTACCGACACACGCACCGAAGTAACTACCAATTTACCCGTGGGTGATATAACCTCGGTTACTGCTGGTACTGGTTTATCAGGTGGAGGCTCTAGCGGTGCGGTAACACTTAATCTTGCGAACACGGCAGTTACTGCTGGTACTTATACAACCGCCGATATAACTGTGGACGCGCAAGGTAGAATTACTTCAGCCTCTAGTGGCGTAGCCGCTAGTAATCCAACACCAACCGTATTTCTCTTGATGGGAGCATAAATGCCAACCGCTTATAAAGTTTTAGGGCAAGCAAATCCTGCCGCTACAACACTTACCACTCTTTACACCGTTCCATCGGCAACCGAAACTGTTATTTCTAGCATTGTTGTTGCTAATTTAACTGCCTCTGCCGCAACTTTCCGTATCGCAGTTCGCCCTAATGGTGCCGCAATTGCTAACTCACAATACGTTGCTTATGATGTAACTGTTGGTGCTTCCGATAGCACCGCGCTTACTCTTGGAATTACTATGGACGCGGCAGATGTTCTTTCTGTTTATGCTTCTACCGCTAATCTAGCCTTTAGCGCATTTGGTAGCGAAAACTCCTAATGATTACAACAGCCAAGCAATCTTCAATACTTCAAAATTTTCCGAAGTATCGGTCAATGCTGGCTGGAAACTCTGCTTATGTTCCACCGGCATTTGAATCAATTATGACGGTAAGTGGAAGTGGGTCATCTGGAACCGTAACGTTAAGTGCTATTCCTTCTACTTATACGCATTTACAACTACGATGGATTGGCAGACAAACACAATCAGGTCGGTCAGATAATGCGGCAATATGGCTAACATTTAATAGTGATTCAGGAGCCAATTACGCTTATCAAAATTTCTTAGGTTATCCTTCTTCAACAAGTGTTCAATCACAGCAAAATCAAAATTATATTGCTCTTGAAAATTCACTTACTAGAGGTGCTTCAACAACAAATAATTACGGAGTAGGCGTACTTGATATTTTGGATTACACCAATACTTCAAAATGGAAAGCCGTTAGGTCATTCCAAGGAGTAAATCAAAATACCGCAGATAACGGTTTGGCATTAACAAATGGTCAATGGCGTTCTACCAGCGCAATTACTTCTATTACCATTACAGAGCAAACAGGATTTGGTAATTTAACAACATTATCTAATTTTGCTTTGTACGGTATAAAGACAATGGCTTAGGTATAGGAGAAAAAATGCCAGTAACCTATGAATCTATTGCTACCGGAACATTATCCGGCGCTAATCAATTTCTTGGTTTTTCTTCCATACCACAAACTTTTACCGATTTACGTATTGTTTTAGTTTATAAACCAACTTCTACTGGTTCGGTAATTGATTTACGAGCAAACGGAGCAACCGGTGTTTATAGCACAACCGCAATTCAAGGATTAAATACTACAACTGCTGCTAAACAATTAACAAATGACAGAATATTTATTAGCGGCTGGAATAGTGATGATTCCACAACATTTTGGGGTTTTGCGACGATAGACATTTTATCTTACGCAAGTACCAGCGTTCAAAAAACTTGTTTAATTACAACTTCTTGGAATAAAGGTACAACAACCACAAGTGCTATTTATAGAGCCGTGGGTGTTTATCCTTCCACGTCGGCTATAACAAGTTTACAATTTCAATGTGGAAATTTATTTGACGCCGCAAGTACGGCAACACTTTACGGAATAACGAGAGCATAATGCCCGGACCTACATTTACTCCTATTGGTAAAGCAGTATTTTCTGTTGCCGGTTCTAGCGTTACTTTTTCATCTATATCACAAAGTTATACGGATTTATGTATTTTATTTTCTTGTAAATCTGCCAGTACCGGACAAGTAGATTATTATTATCCAATATTTAATGGTAATACTACATCTTCAAATTATGGTGCTACTTATCAATATCCAAGTGGTTCTGCTATTACAACAGGAACTTTTTCTTCTACTGGTTTTAGCGGCGGTATTCCAGGAATGACGGCAAATGGATTCGCAGGTGGTGGTAATCAATTTGGTAACGATATGATTTATATACCAAATTATTCAGCCAATATTACACACCCTATGAGTTTTCATAGCGTTTGTCCGGCAAATACAACAAATAGTCCAACTCAGTATGCTTATCAATGGGTTGAGGCGTGGAATTTTAACGCAACTGGAGCCATAACAAATATTACTATTACACTTTCTGGTAATAATTTTATGGCTGGTTCTCGTGTTGATTTATACGGAATAAGTAATGCGTAAGGGGGCATAATGGCTATTACACGATTTAGTAATTCTAATTTCACCACAGGTAATAAAAAGTACGCCTCATTTGATACTGGTTATCCATCGCTAATGACCGCACCTACCGCAACGGCTGGAAGTTCTGGAACTGCTTCTGTCGCATTTACCGCACAATCAGGTGCTACTTCTTATACCGTAATTTCTTCGCCCGGAAATATCACCGGAACGGGAGCGTCAAGCCCTATTACAGTTTCCGGTTTAACTCCCGGCGCTTCTTATACATTTCAAGTTCGCGCTATTAACTCAGTAGGAACTGGACCTTATTCTGCGGCAAGTAATAGCGTTACTATTGCTGTTGCTAATTTCTTGGCTAATACAGCAAATCTTGATGATGGTGCTGGCTCACAATATACGGTTCGTTCAACATTTGTTGATAGTTCTGGTAATCATTTTGCGGCAGGAGCGCAAAATACTCGCAACTGGTTTATGGGAAGAACTAATACTGGCTCAAATGTTTTTCAAGCATTACAAACGTGGTCAGTTGGTACACCAATTCCTAACGCAATAACAGAAGATATAAACGGTAATATTATTGTTGCCGGACAACATACAGATGGAACTAACTACAACGCATTTATTCAATCATTTAATTCAACAATGACAAGTGCTAACTGGCGTTTGTTATTTAGAAGTAATGATAGTTCTGGTGTTGTAAATACCATTAATGGTTTAACCACAGATTCTTCGGGAAATGTGTACGCAGTAGGAACTTCTGATACTGGTACTGGTTTTCAAGCGGCGATAGTTATGAAACTTAATTCATCGGGAACAGTTCAATGGCAGAAAAAGTTACAAATAAATAATCGCGCCGCTATTGGCCGCGGTATAGCACTTGATTCTTCAGGAAATATTTATATAACTGGAGATATAGCAAATGTGGGTTCAACAAAAACTTTGTTGATGTATGCCAAATATAATAATTCTGGAACGTTACAGACTGCTTACACCGAAACTGGAAATGGTGATAGATATGGAAGAAATATATTTGTAGATAGTAGCGGCAATATTTATATTGTCGGTTTTATGTCATCTTATATTTACGTTTCCAAAATGGATAGTTCATTTAACGTTTTATGGCGCGATGGTAGAACTTATGGTTCACCATCACCATTCGGACTTTGGGTGGACAGTTCAAGCAACGTTTATGTTTCAGGATGGGCGTATCCAGCAGACCGCTATATCGGCTGGTGGATAAAATATAATTCTTCAGGAAGTGTTCAACTTCAACGAAGCATTACAGCAAATTCAAACACAATTCAATGGATTAGCACATACGAAAATGGAATTACACCAAACGATAGCGTTATTGTTTTAACAGCAAGGGTCAATGGTTCAAGTGCTTCTACCAATGCGGCATTACAAGCACCTACTGATGGAAGTAAAACTGGAACTTATACTTTCCCTGCCGGTTATACATCAAATAATATTTCTTATGCGGCTTTAACTGCTACTGGTACGGACACAACGGCACCAACACAGGCCACGTTTAGCCCGTCAGATTTAACGTGGAGTACCACTACTACAACCGGAGTTACTTATACATTGTCCACTACAAGTTATACAAATGGGGTGTTAAATATCTAATGGATTACATTAACGAAGATACCGGAGAGTGGGGTCTATGCGAAGGAGATATTGCGCTTGACCCTAATGCTAACTGGGCGGAAATTCACGATACTTTAAAACCTCAAATAACATTTGAGCAAGAGTACGTGCGTTTAACTCCTAAAAAAATAGATGGTAAATGGTACGACCAATGGGATGTTAAAGATTTAACACCAAAACAAATAGAAATTAAAAAAGGAATATTTAAGGAGGAAATAAATGGCTAAAACAACAGAACGCCCCACACGTATTGAGGTAAATTGCGCAACCGGTGAGCAAAAAACTATTGAACTTACCGATGAAGAAATTTCTCAACTAGAAGCAGACCGCGCCGCTTTTGAAGCGCAACGAATTATTTGGGAAGCAGAAGAAAAAGCAAAAGCAGAAGCAAAGGCTTCCGCACTTGTTAAACTTACGGCACTTGGTTTGACAGAGGACGAAGCAAAGGCAATCGCCGGAGCGTAATAGGAAGGGTCGGTAAATGACTACCACTTATCGGTATTTATTTGCCGACCTTTTAACAAATGAAATTATCGGAGAGTTACCGATAACTAATGTTTCATTTACTCAACAACTTAATCAAGCCGGTACTTTTAATGCCGATTTACTTATATCCGGTATTAATACTTATGAATTTAACGTAGATAACGCAACGCAACCAGCGCGTAACGCAATATATGTAGATAGGAACGGCTCGTTAGTTTGGGGCGGTGTTATTTGGAATAGAAGTTATAACAGTTCCACGCAAACTCTTAGTATTACTGCCAGAGAATTTGAAAGTTATTTTGAACGTAGATTAATTACCAGCACTATTTCTTATACCAATACCGACCAGTTAGCAATTGCTCGTGGTTTATTTAATGCCGCACAAGCAGTAGCAAGTGGAGATATTGGCGTTATTGTTGGAACGGAAACTTCTGGCGTATTAATTGACCGCGTTTATTATGACTATGAATTAAAAAACGTATGGCAAGCGGTAAAAGATTTATCTAATCAAGATGACGGATTTGACTTTAATATTTCCGTAGATTATGACCCTATAACGTTTGAACCTACAAAAACTTTAGTATTAGGTTATCCGCGTACCGGACACGTGGATACCGGCGTTGGCGATATTAATACGCCAGTATTTTTGTTCCCATCCGGCAATATTGTGGAATATGAATATCCAGAGGACGGCTCTATTGTTGGTAATGAGTTACACGTAGTAGGTGCTGGTTCTAATGAAGGCAAATTATCTTCTATTGCTACTAATACCACCAAACTTGCCGAAGGTTGGCCGTTACTTCAAAATCAAGCAAACTATTCCGATATAACTGACCAAACAGTTTTAAACGAATTGGCGGCAGGACAAGTAGCCGTATTAGCCGCGCCACCGCCTATTATTAATATTGTTGTACCGGCGTTTGTTGAGCCAGAATTTGGTACTTATTCTATTGGCGATGACGCACGTTTAATGATTACTGACCCACGTTTTCCTACCGGTCTGGACGCCGTGTATCGCATTGTAGGATTTAACGTACAACCCGGCGAAAACGGGCCAGAACGTGTAACAATTACTCTTACTATTACTACTAATTGAGGCAAAATGGCATATATAAATCAACCGCCTGACTTACGCGTGGTATTTGACAATATTGAACAACGTTTGCGTAAATTGGAAACGGCACAAAGATTTACCGCGCCTAACGTAGATTTCTCTACCAATACGCCAACAAATCCCCGTGTAGGTGATATTTTCTTTGATACTAATAGCAGTAAATTGGTATTTTGGAACGGCACTAATTGGCGTAAATTAACCGATACTACTTTCCCATAATGTAATATAGAACTTATGTCATTAACACAATGGGCAGGATTAGCCGTTAGCGTTACAACGTTAATTGGCGCAGTTGCTATTGGCGTAAGACATTTGGTAAAACATTATTTTATGGAACTTAAACCCAATGGTGGGTCAAGTTTAAAAGACTCCGTTTCATCCATTAATACCAAAGTAGATAAATTAGAAGCACGTGTGGATGATATTTATAGGTTGTTGATAAACAAATAATGTATCAGGAATATAACCCGATACTGGAAGGAAAACAAATGCCAGAAAAACAATTAGTAACAGAAATTGCTAAATCGCAATTAGGATATAAAGAAGGCAAAAACAATAACACTTTGTACGGCAAATGGTACGGAATGAATAACCAGCCGTGGTGCGCAATGTTTGTATCGTGGTGCTTTCATCAAGCCGGAGATATTAAAAAAATAACCGCTAGTAGTATCAAAGGTTTTGCCAGTTGTGCCGCCGGTCTTACTTGGTTTGCTAAAAAAAATAAATTAGTACCAATAGGTCAAGCGCAAGCCGGAGATATTGTTTTTTTCCAATTTGATGAAGATAAAGAACCTGACCACGTTGGCATTGTTATTAGTAATAATAGTAAGATGAAGCAACTTATTTGTATTGAAGGAAATACTTCCGATGGTACAAAAGGTTCACAGGCTAACGGAGATGGCGTTTATAAGAAAAAGCGCAGTTACTCTCTCGTTATGGCTGTTGCTCGTCCATAAACCAAAGGAAGGAGAAAAGATGAACCCATTAATGAAAAGCGTTATCAAATCCTATGCCCGTGGTGTTATTACCGCTATTACGCCGTTAATTGCGATTGGTAGTAATGATATTTGGGCGTACGTAATTGCCATATTTGCCGGAGTAATCGGACCAGCAATAAGAGCAGTTGACAAAAATGACCCTGCTTTTGGTATGCTTGCCGACGGAATAGAAACAGGGCTTAAAAAAGCGGCCAAAAAATCAAGCGCGAAAAAGGCCGTGAGCAAGAAAAAAACTAAATAATATAAATAGTAGGCTAGGTATTTGTTGGGGAAGCAAATACCTAGCCTATTTTTATTACGCGTGTCTATTGTCTTTTCTGTGTTCTTCTGTGTATTCTTCTCTTATGGCACTCTCTGAATCTATTGAAGAATTTAGATTTAAAAAACTTGATGGTCTTTGTCCTTTTGCCAAATTAATTGAATCATTAAATGAAGCGGATAAAAAAGCATTACTTAACGCGTTAGATAAAAAAATACCTAGCGTTACTTTGGCTAATGCGTTACGTAAAGAAAAATACAAAATAGCGGAAGCCACCATATCTCAACACCGCAGAGAGGTATGCCGTTGTCCGAAGAATTAAATCTCCGTAAAATATTAGAAGAACGACAAATAAATCACGGCGATTTTTATTTTAATTTTTTAACCATAGGCAAAATATGGGGCGCATTACTTAATATTCCAGATATTGAACCTTATAAAGTAGGTTTAATGATGGACGCGTTTAAAACTGTTCGCGCATTTAGAAATCCAGAACACGAAGATAACTGGATGGATAAATTCGGCTATACCCAACACGCAAAAAGTTCCGCGTTTTACGATACGCAAAAGAAGTCAAAATGAGTTTAGAGGAACGTTTATCGGATATACCAGATGAGGTAGCCTCCGAGGACGTAGTGGAATTACGCCGTGCGTTAATACGAACACAAAAACAATTAAAAGAAGCAAAACAAAAAACGGAAGAATATGTTCAAGCAACTATTCAATCCGCTTATGACGCCACGCTATCTATGGGGCCGATTAAACCAGTTCCGCCACCACAGGTGCCAAAAGGTACCAAAAGTAAACCAGAGGTTGCGTTATGGCATTTAACAGATTGGCAAGGTAGTAAAAAAACTTCCACATATAACAGCGAGATTATGCGCAAACGCGTAATGGAGTTTGTATCTAAAGCCACGCAGATTACCGAAATACAACGGGCGCACCATCCCGTCAAAGATGTAGTTATCTTATTTGGCGGAGATATGGTGGAAGGTTTATTTAATTATCCAGCGCAATTACACGAAGTGGACGCCACGTTATTTGAGCAATACGTAACAGTTAGCCGTTTGATGGTGGATACAGTACGCCAAGCATTAAGCGTTTATGAAAAAGTAACAGTTGTATCTGAGTGGGGTAATCACGGGCGTATTGGTAGCAAACGCGCTGACGTACCGCGTAGCGATAACGTGGACAGAATGTGTTACGAATTGGCACGGCAGTTGCTAGCCGGAGAAAAACGTTTAACGTGGCAAGATTGTCCTGATGATGTTCAACGCGTAGAAATTGGTAACTATCGGGCGTTGCTTATTCACGGAGATGAGGTTGGGCGTAATGGATTTGCTTCTCCTATGGCAATTGTCCAACACGCTAACCGTTGGCGTAGTGGCGCTTATCCGTGGGAGTTCCGTGACGTTTATATTGGTCATTATCACACCCACGCTTGTTGGCCTATGGCGAACGGATTAGGTTCGGTTTATCAAACTGGTAGCACGGAATCGGATAATAGATACGCCAGAGATTTATTAGCGGCGAGCGCAACGCCATCGCAACGCCTTCACTTTATTGACCCGTTACGCGGAAGAATTACCGCCGAGTATAAGATTTGGTTGGACTAGCCTCGGTATCGTCTATTGAATCATCTACGCTAAAACTGTGTTGCTGATAACAAGCACCACATTGATAGCACATTTAATCCTCGTCCTCGTAATCGTCGCCATAATCGGCAGTAATTAATCTCATATTTGTAATATCAACGCCGTTTTCCTTGGCGGTATTTAGACACTCTTTGAAAGTGGTAAGACAACGGGCGGCAATATCGTCCACCATATCCGGGTATGCCGTTTCCGTTCCTATGGAAACTTTTAATCCACCCATAAGAATTTCAATGTGCGTATATGCCGGTTTTTCATTTGCCATATTCCAATAGTACCGACACCGGAAATAAAAAAGATACCGGCAAAACGTGTCGTTTAATCCGTTATACGCCGTACGCGCCCGATAGGGGTAGGGGTTACTTATATATAGAGAACGAGCGTTCAGCCCCCTACGAGCCCCCTAGCCCCCCTAGAGCCCGCTCTGTACGTAGCCCCCAGCGCGCCCCTAGAGGGTAGTGCCCTTTGTAACGCTTTTCAGTTAAAGTTCTCTTATAACTTAATAGCGTTAATAAGAAGTCAGGCACTCCGCCGGCTCCAGACCCAGGAACTTCTTATTACACGCCAGTACCTTCAAAACTAAATAGCAGGGGATACGAATTAACCAAAAAGTTTTGGTAGTAATACTTGGTTAATTTACACGTAGCCAGTAACAACTAACGGAATCCGGATAACAGGTTCGACAGCAACCGGTAGTTTCAAAACGTAATACGTCCGTTACACGTTATGACCCACGACAAAGCGACGCACATTCCAGTTCTAGGAATCAACTAATTATCCGCGAGGACCCGAAAGGCGAGCGAGTGACAGATAGTTAGCCAGCGCAACGCGAGATACGGTAACCAGGCCGTCAGAGTGAAGGACCCAATGGCGAACAATCCCGATTATTTACAAAAACTACCTAGGTAAAAATCCGAAACCGCTTAACACTAAAAGTTAGGCGGTCTTACCGCGTGGCAACCGGTAACTGAAGAGGACGCCAATACTGAAAGGGACAAAAAAATGACAATCGAAACAACAAACAATGAAGTAACACCAGTTCAAAATATCTGGATGGAATACGTAACCACGCATACGCCAGCAGATATAGCAAGCAAGATGTTATCTCTTGAAGAATCAAAAACAAATTATCAAAACTATTTAGATACATTAAGAACCAAATTGAATCAGGCCGTAGATACAGTTACCGAATTTATCCGTGATGGTTTGGATGAGGACGGCGTTGATAAGGATGGTTTGTTAGAACTAGCGGCAAATCTAGATATTGAACTCAACAAGGAAATTGAAGTTACATTGACAGTAACCATTACTACAACAGCCTCAGTTCCTTATGATTTTGATGAAGATAATATTGACGAATCCGATTTTGATATTAGTTGCCGTATCGGTTCTGAATATGACTTTGAGTATCCAGAAATCACTATTGACGATATATCTATTGAAGAAAATAACTAATAGGAAGGGATATAACAATGGCCATAATTAGAGATATTGACCAATATAACGCAGTTAATAATCAGTTTTATGATGATTTTATGTTGGTAGCGGAAAATGATTATGAGTTTTATACCGAATTACGTAGTAATACTGGTATGGAAATTCAAGAACTTGCTGACGATATTTATGACAACTACGTGGAACTTGTAGCGCAAATACAAGAATTAGTGGAACGAGAAATATCCGAAGTGGCTGGATTAATGGTCACGCAAATTATGACGCCACCTAGTACGTACGTATTTCGGGAAATAGCAAAGGCGGTGAAAATTGATTAAGACCAAAAAATCTGGCCGTATTATTTGCGGTATCTGTAAAAAGGAAACAGTTATCGGTACTCACATTAAGTTGGTATTTTGCCCCGATAGCAAATGCCCTAATAGTGAAGATAACTATTACAACTGAAGGCGAAACCGCCCCACGTGGGCGGTCTTACGGTAAATGCCGTAACTGACGAGCCTCGTCAGAATTTGAAAGGGATAAATTATGGGAATGGTTCCAGACCAATACGAAGATGGCACAGCAGCATTTTTCACAAATCGTGAAGTTGCGTGGCATAAGTTAGGCGTTGTAACCCCTAACGCACTAACGGCAGGAGAAGCACTACAAATGGCGCAATTAGATTGGCACGTGTTTAAAGCAAATACGCCAGTTGAGACAATTGTTCCTTCTAAGGATAATAACGGTACAAACAAGATTACGTTTGACGATAAATATATGACTTATCGTTATCATCCAAAGACCAGCAAAGCCGAATCATTGGGCGTGGTTGGTAATCGTTATACGCCAGTTCAAAACATTGAAGCGTTCTCGTTTTTGAACTACGTTGCTGATGAATCGGGCGCGGTATTTGAAACGGCCGGTTCAATGAATAATGGTCGTAAGGTATTTATGACTATGAAAATGCCAGAAGGTTTACAAA